AACAAAAATTATATATGATTATCGCTTCGAGTGATTACATTTACGGAACGAATTATCAGTTTTGTCACGGTTATTTGAGCAAGGATTTGAATTTGACACAGGAAAAAATTATTCAAGGTATGGGACGCATTGGGCGAAATAATATTCAGCAGACCTACTCAGTGCGTTTTAGAGATGACGCACAAATCGCGAAATTATTTACGTCGGATACCGAAAAACCCGAAATCATTAATATGAATAAATTGTTTAATTGTAATAATGTCAAGTATGAAGATAACAAGTATGTCAGGATTGTTGATGAGGATGAGGAAGAAACTGACGATGCTTAAAATAAAAATAAATAAAATTAAATAAAAATAAATAAAATTAAATAAAATTAAATAAAATTAAATAAAATTAAAAATATGAGGTATAAATTTTTTCCTTTGTTATATAAATGAGTTATAATTATGATTCCATACCGACTGATACACGAATTGTTATAGACGATGTTTTAAATTTAAATGATAATAATAAAAATGCTATAGGTAGATTGTGGAAATTATATTTAAGAGTAAATCACGGAGACACAGAATATGCAGAACAAGACTTACAGAATTTTGTGAATGAATTGCATAACCGTAGTCAAGAGTCTATGTTAAATGCTATTAATGAAAAAATAGCTCATATACAGCAAGAAGAAGGTATTACTGCTTTTGGTCTAAAGAAAAACAAAAAAGGTAAAACTGGTAAGAAAAGAAAAAGGACTACTATGAAAACAAGTAGAAAAAAAAGAAAAAGAAGAAATTAAAGTTTATTTTTAATTAAATGTAAAATTAAATATAAATTATGTTCTGGGTGCCAAAGGGGTAGTTACACCATTTTCATTGGTTGGGCTATCTGGTATAGTTATAAATAACTTAGGTCTAATATAAAATGCCTTGTGTTTAATATTGTCGCCATATTTTTGTCGTAATGTTGTATCTGAGTTTGGGTCTAAGGCTGGCGCCAATTCTGCGTCACGTCCGTTCACATTGTCAAATTGTCCTGCTTCTACTATTTCTATTTTATAGCTATTACTGTTAATACCAAAGTCGTCGCTAAAAGCTTTTGCGGTTATAAATTCGTAAAGCTTCGCTAATGTATAATCCAAATTTATGTGATACACTTTTGTTTTACAAGTATACACTTGCTTAAAATATAATTCTATTGTTTCGGTTTGAAAATCGCTCATCTTATTTATTAGTTATACATTTTAACCCTTGGTTATTTTTAAATTCAATTTTATTATTTTTATTTAATTTTTTGATTTATTTTTCTGATTTATTTTTAATATGATTTATTAAATTAATTATTCCTTCGTTAAATTCTGTTTCGATTGTCCAACCCAAATCCTTCACTTTCTGATTACTAATATAATATCGCTTATCGTTAAACGGTCTGTCTTTGATATATGTAATCCATTTATCATATTCTTCTGTATTCGCAATATTTTTAATTAATAATTTTGATATATCAAGAATAGTAAATTCATCGTTTTCATCACTTCCAATATTATATATTTCACCGATTTTGCCATTTTTCAAAACCAAATTCAAAGCAGAACATACATCATTTACGTGTAAAAAAGCCCGTACATTTGATCCGTCACCTTGTATTGTTACTGGTTTATTATTTATTAATAATTCTATAAATAATGGTATCAGTTTTTCAGGATATTGATTGGGACCATAAACGTTATTGCCGCGCGTAATTATAATCGGCATTTTAAAAGAATGGTAATATGATTTTGCGATCAATTCAGCAGCTGCTTTTGAGGCGGCATACGGATTTGTTGGGAATAAAATCGACTCTTCATTCTTTTTTTCTTCGTTTTCTTCTAACATTGATTCACCATAAACTTCGTCTGTGGAAATATGAATAAAACGCTCAATATCTCCATAACGTCTACAGCATTCTAATAAAGTATGTGTGCCTACTATATTATCATTTGTATATTGTAGCGAATCCTCAAAAGAATTCTGGACGTGCGATTGCGCCGCAAAATGAATAATAGTATCTATTTTATTATTTTCTAATACATAGCGAACTAAATCAAATGAACATAAATTGCCCTTTACTAATTTGTATCTTGGTGAATCCCTAATTTCTTTATTGACATTCATTTCGCTGGCACAATAATACATAGCATCATAATTGATAATGTTTATATCTTTGTCCAAGTGGAAAAAATAATTAATAAAATTTGAACCTATGAATCCGCAACCTCCTGTTATCAATAAGTTTTTCATATTTTATTATTATTAAAATATTTATTTATGTATTTATTCTTCGTAAATACATTAATTGTAATTTATATATTATTTTTCTCTCTCATTCTAACCAAAGTATTTCTTACTGATTCTTTAATTGGTAATACCGAATGAAGCTTTGATAGTTTATTTGTATTCAAACAATTATTTGAACGCTTTGATGCTAATATTTGATTTTGCTCCTCCACTGAAAAGTTTTCCCAAGTAAAATTCGGATCTACTATTTCTTTGTACATTGTTAATATTTCATTATGCGAAATAAGTCCAGGATTTGTTAAATTAATTGTTCCAACTTCTCCTTTTAATGCCGATTCAATTAATGCTGGCAATAATTCATCTAATACGGTCATTGAGTTTGGAATTGAACATACTTTCTTGTAACTCGTAATCTTGGTAATAAAATTGCGCGGGCTATCTTGCTCGTCTGTAATAGGCATACGAATTCTGGCATTTAGTACGCTATCTGAATACAATAGTTGCATTAATCGGTCGGTATATCCTTTTACAATTGAATACGATGAACCAATAAAATTGGGCAAATCAGATTCTAAAAAGCCGGTTTCTTGGTCGCCAAATAAATGCTCGTCGTCATATTCAAAAATACATCCTGTGCCTAAATAAGTAAAATGAATACTGTTTTTTTTGCTTAATTCAGCAAGACCAATTGGACTAAACAAATTGTCTCTCATATTGTCTACTAATTTACCGGGTTTTTCCAAGTAATCAATAGTTCCAATTACTTCATTATTATATGTTCCGTGGGTTCGCCCAATAAAACTCATTATGTGTGTTACATTTCCAATATCAGTTATTTCTTTTTGTATTGCGTTTATATCATCTGCTCGACAACTTGATGTAATCACATTTATTTTGAGATTTTGTAGCAATTTGACCACCTTGGAGCCAATCCAACCATTTCCGCCAAATACAAGAACTACTATGGGTTTTAACATTTAATATAATTATGTATTTTGTATTTAAACTATTAAAAATGGTATTATTATATTGATTTTTGTCTTAATAATTAAATTTTATGTTATTAATTATTAAAATATATAAAAGATAATGTGACGATAAATCGTAACAAGATTTTTAATTTGAGTAAGCCAAACCTCCCATACCACTCATAATTCTCAACACGTTGTAATTAGTGGCATAAACACGGACCTTGGCAGTCTTGGTACCCTCAACGGTGGCGTTGGAGAGGACAAGCTGGAGGGTAGCGTTATCAATTCTGGAGAAGTTGCACGTTCCCGAGGGTTGGTGTTCCTCAGGGCGGAGAGCAAAAGAATACACGTTAATACCCTCATCAGGGTTTCTGGTGTGGGCTTGGTAAGGTTGGACCCAAGAGAAGTAAGATCCTTCACGCTCAGAGAAGCGATCTTGGCCGTTAAGTTGGAGCTTAGCGGTGACGACGGGGTTTTGTCCCCAGCAATGCATGTCCAAAGAGGTCTCAGAGAGGACGAAGGTACCAGCATCAGAGACACCAGAGTTATCCTTGTGACTTCCAGACTCCTGGAGAGAAGCAATGATGGAAGCAGGGAGACCAGCAGTGTTAATAGGAACTTGGTCACCACCCATATTTGCCTCATTGTAAGGATTAGAAGGACCGTGCCAGTATCCAGTGAAACCAGCAGGGATGAAAGAATCCATAGCACCCGCGTCTTGGAAAAGACCACGGGCATCAATGTAAGCACGAGAGTCAGCAGCGACGGCAGCGGGACCTCCGAAAGCGTGGATAGCATTGGGGAGAGCATCGATGGCATCAGTGTAGTTGAAGGGTTGGGCACCGAGTACCTTGAAAAGGAGAGCATCACAAGTCAAAGACGAGCAATAGTCAACGTTCTGATCGGGCTGGACAACCCAGATAAGCTCCTTAACGGGGTGGTTAAAGTTGAGCTTGATCTTGTT